AATACGGCGGAATATCTGATGAACGTTTGAAAGAAAATATTGTAGATTCAGGCAGTCAGTGGGATGATATAAAAGCGATGCGTTTCCGAAAGTATTCGTTTATTTCGGACAACCTCGACGCTCCAAATCAGCTCGGCGTTATTGCCCAAGAGCTAGAAGCTAGTGGTATGGCAGGGCTGGTTAAAACGAAACCGTACACGAACCCTCCGGAGGATGGCGAAGGCCCGGACGTACCTGTGCTCGATGCGGACGGCAACCCGACTGATTATAAGTCAGTAAAATACTCAATCTTGTACATGAAAGCGGTTAAAGCCTTGCAAGAAGCTATGGAGAGAATAGAAACTCTTGAAGCAAAAGTTACGGCATTGGAGAACACATAATGCCAAGTAGAGCAAGACTCGCAGCAGATTTTGGAAGCGTCTATCTCGGTGTCACGAGCGCTACGGCTGCAAATTTATTAGACGATTACGAAGAGGGCACATGGACGGGGACGTTTACAGCCACGACCAGCGCTCCAAGCACGGCGGTTACAGTGGCAGGTGGATACACAAAGGTTGGCGATTTTGTGAATGCGTGGATTTACTTTGCATCGCGAAATACGACAGGCATAGAGGGGTCGATACAAATCACTGGGTTGCCTTTCACGAATGGTGCCACGGTTGCCACTGGAAATTGTCTGAGCCGGTATATGCACAGTACCGGTGGTTCCGCTTCCTCAACCTACTTGGCGGCCGGGGACACGACGCTGCAGATGATTTATGGTAAAGATACCAGTATCTGGTTAGCAGCAACCGCTCGTGTCAGCACGGCAGGTTATTTTGTTGCTAATGTGGCGTATAAGGTAGCTTAAAAGGAAATAAATAAATGGCATTAGAAAAATCAACAGAAGTACCGAAAATTGAAGTCGTGCAAATCTGGAATATCCAGGTAGCAACAGACACGCTAATCAAAGAAGATGGCGTTGAAATCAGCAGAAGCCGACACCGGCACGTGTTAACCCCATTCACCACTAAAGGCGATGCAGCAGACGGATGGACGCACACGGCTACCGACATCTCAGGCGAAGACGCAGCCGTGCAGGCGATTGCAAACGCGGTATGGACTAACGACGTCAAAGCTGATTACAAGACGTGGGCAGAATCTCAGGATGGGATGATATGACCGAGCCAAGAATACTTACTACGGACGATATAGAGATTATAGCAGAACGCGCTGCAGATAAAGCGTTAGAAAAAGTATATGCCGAGGTAGGGAAATCTTTGGTAAAAAAAATCTTTTGGGCTGTTGGATTAGTCGTACTTACTGCGGCTGTTTGGGTGTCTAAAGATACATTCTAATGGCTAACTTTACTAATCAAGGTTGGTCCCGTGGAGGCTGGGGGCAAGGTAGGTGGAATGGTGCTGGTAGTATATCAAGTTTAACGGGAATTAGGGTAGAGCAAAACAGACTAAAAAAATTAAAACAACAACAGTATAGATTGCAAGATGACGAAGAAGTATCTGCGCTAATACTGCTGAAGCAAATGCGACGGAGAGGGTAAAAACAACTATGGATATAACTGAACAACATAAGTACGACACTATGTTTAGTACACTTAGTACAGAGGGTTGGGGAATAATCAAAGATCGTTTACTTGAGATGTATACCCAGCAAAATAATGTACTAAGTATACCGGATGAGAAGATTTTTTGGCAGCAGCGCGGATCATTAAGCATGCTGCATTTTATGATTGAGATTGAACAAGTTTTACAAAATGAAGTTACACAAATAAATTCTCAAGAAGGAGAAGAGGAGGACAGCAGCGATGATTAACGATTATCGTTGTTCAAATTGTGAAAAAGTTTTTGAAAGATGGTCTAAGGAAGTAACAGTACTTTGTCCTTGTCGTTTAAAGCAGACGGCAGAAAAAATTATTTCGGGCGGGAATTTCTCATTACCTGGAATAGATTCTGGTTTTCCAACGTCTGCCGATAAATGGGCAAAAAGACACCGGAAAGCAAACCATGCCAACTTAAAAGAGTTAGGCATACCACATTAAATCCCCTGTGAAAAGGTTAAGATTGGAGATACGTTATGGCAGAGATACTTGTAGATGATGACAACGGTATGGATCAGGTTGAGGGTTCTACGCTTGTCGCACAACTTCAGGAGGAATCGACACCTACTGAGCAGCACACAAACAAACTAGATGTCCAAGCGGCAGACCCCACACTTCCTGAAAAATTTAGGAATAAAAGTGTAGAGGATGTTGTAGCGTCTTACCAAAATTTAGAGAAACAATACGGTAAGCAAGGCAATGAAATGGGTGAGTTGCGAAAGTTAGCCGATAACCTGATACAAAAAAATCTACATGAATCTAATACTCAATCATCTGCAGATGCGTTAGAGGAGGAATTATCAGAAGATGATTTTATTCTTAATCCCGTTGATGCAGTAAAACGTGTTGTAGAGGACGCCCTCCGTCCGGTTAAACAAGAGTTAACTAGGGCGCAGACAGACCAAACTATGCAGCGAGTATTAAGTGCTCATCCAGACGTAGAGTCTATTGTGAGCAGTGCGCAGTTTGAGAAGTGGGTAATGGACTCTAAACCACGACAAGAAATGTGGCTTAAAGCAAATAGTGGTGACTTTGACTATGCTGATGAAATGCTTACGCAATACAAAGCGGTTAGTTCTACAGTAGATGTAGAGCAGCAAGCAACAATTCAAACAGCAAAAGAAGAAGAATTACGCGCCGCTACTGCTGTGTCGAAAGGTAATTCATTTGAAGCAACAGCTACGGCAGGAAAACCAGTATACCGTAGGTCTGAGCTTATACGATTACAGATGTCTGACCCTACTCGATACGCCCAACTAGGAAATGAAATCACCCAAGCGTATGCCGAAGGTCGAGTTCGATGACTAATTTTAATCTTTTAAAGGAGACTTAACATGGCCAATTTTAGTGCCGCACAAGCGATGAATACAACTACTCAGGATAAATTTATTCCTGAATTGTGGAGTGACGAAGTCGTTGCCGCTTACAAAAGTAATTTAGTACTAGCAAACCTAATTACTAAGATGAATCATAATGGGAAAAAGGGCGATACTGTCCACATTCCTAAACCTACCCGTGGTGATGCAAGTGCAAAAACTAGTCGCCAACAGGTTACTTTGATTGCTGCTACCGATACGGAGCTTAGTATCTCTATCGACCAGCATTATGAGTACTCTCGTTTGGTTGAAGACTTGTTGGATAAACAAGCTCTATCTAGCATGCGTTCGTTTTACACGGATGATGCGGGTTTTGCGTTAGCTAAACAAGTAGATACTGCTCTTTGGACGCAATCATATGCGTTGCAGGGTGGTGATGGTGCTGCTGCATATCATGGAGATGCGGCTGTTATTGGTTCAGACGGTACCACGGCATTTGACTCGGGTCAGGCGGGTACTGCTATTGCCGATGCTGGTTTGCGTAAAGTTATCCAAACTCTGGATGACGCCGATGTACCTATGTCTGATAGGTTTTTAGTAGTCCCTCCGGTTGAGAAGAAAAATCTTACCGGTATTGCTCGATTTACAGAGCAAGCGTTTGTGGGTGAAGTTGGCGGCGGTAATGCTATTCGTAATGGTCTAATTGGAGACCTCTACGGAATTCCCGTCTATGTGTCTTCAAATGCACCGAGCAATAATAGTTCGCGTGCGTGCCTACTTTCACATAAATCTTCGATGGTTATGGTAGAGCAGATGAGTGTTCGTACCCAAACCCAGTACAAACAAGAGTTTCTTGGTGACTTGTTCACTGCAGATACTATTTATGGTACTGGTGAACTTCGTAATGATGCGGGCATTTTAATCGCTGTTCTTACCTAAAAAAAAGGCGGTGGTCTTATATCTAAATATTTAAACTGGAAGGAGATTTAACATGGCTAATACGATAGCTTCGGGAACAATAGCCTCTACGCTTAATGCGAATGATTGGGGTGGTTTGTTTTCTCATGTATATACGTTTACTAGTACTATTAGTGACAACGAGGCGGTTGCGCAACATGCGCATGGCGTTTTTGCTGCTACAGTTACTGGTGTTGCTCTTGGTGATATGGTAATCGGTGTTGCAATAACTAATGATTTAAAGGATAGTGATGATGTTATTGCTAGTGCTTCTGCGCAAGTAAGCGCTACAAACACTGTTCAAGTAATCATTGATGTGCCTGCTGCCTATAACTTAGATGATTTAAATACGGCTGTTATTAAGTTGCTAGTTGCACGTCCAACTTGGTAACACCTATTTAACTTACCAAATGGGGGGAGGTAAAACTCCCCCCTATTTTAAACACAGGAGCACGGTATGGCTACAGTAGGCGTAACACTACTCGATGTAGTTAACAGAATAAATATTCGTCTTCGCGACACTATTGTCACGTCGGTTACGAGTACTGTATCGTCATCCCCAGCAACTACTACTGGAATGACTAACTACACGGATACGCTGGTTAGGTTAATTAATGATGCAAAACGAGAAGTAGAAGATGCTTTTGGCTGGTTAGATTTGCAAGAAACAATCGCAGTTGAAACAGTATCAGGTACAAATACCTACGCAGTGCAACAAACTAGCGGGGGAGTTATTTATACTAACTCTCGCACACGCTTAATGGATGTATACAACACGACAAATAACGTTAGGTTAACTGTCTACCCATATAATTACTTACGGCAACTCGCACAAAACACAAGTGTGACAAACGCAGAACCAACTTCATATGCTATTAAGGGGTTGGTAACGCCGACCTATGGTGTTGATGGTACAAATACTGTTAACCAGTCTGTTGAAGCGTATTTATATCCTACGCCAAACAGTGCGTATAGTTTGTCTATCGAGTGTGTTGTCCCACAAGAGGACTTATTTGACAATACAGATTATTTTAAAGTGCCTTGGTATCCTGTATATCTACGAGCGTTGGCACTAGCTATTCGCGAACGGGGTGAAGATGAAGGAGAACTTTCAAGTGACGTTGAACAAGCTTACGCACAGGCGCTAGGAGATGCTATTGCCTACGAGCAGAAAAATCTTTGGCAGTCTCAAGGTGGCGGTGATTGGTATGTCGGAGGAGATTATTAACTGTGCCTAGTCAACTAAAATCTATTGTATTACGAGCGCCAGGAAAAGCAGGGCTGAACTTTGAAGGTGAAAGTATGCAGGCTTCTCCTTCGTATGCTGACGTAGCAAATAACATTGCATACGATTTTGCTGGGAGACTAGCCAATAGAAAAGGTTGGGAAGCAAGTACAGCGCTAACAAACCATTTAGGGAAACAAAGCCTTGGTTCTGCTCCATTTACACCCGAAACAACTGCGGGATTACAAGGGCGCGTAAAGGTTACTGACACTAACCATGGAGCCGTGTCAGGAGATTTTGTAACTTTTACAGGCGC